AATGACAACACTCATATAGGCTGTTGGAATACTATCGTAGGGGATACTCATATATATGTAGCTTTCCCTGATGATGTTCAGAACCAAGTTATTCCAATGCCAAAGAAATGGTTTAGTGGTATCAATGTGGAGGCTCTGTAATGACACTGACTGATAATGCAGTTAAGAAAATAAAAGATTTAATCGCTGAAGAAAACAATCCTGATATTAATTTAAGGGTATTCGTTGAAGGTGGTGGATGTTCTGGTATGCAGTATGGTTTTACCTTTGATGAAAATAAAAATGATGATGATACAGAAGTTAAAAAAGACGACTGTAATATATTGGTAGACTCAATTAGCTTACAGTATTTACAAGAAGCAGAAATAGATTATACGGAATCATTACAGGGTTCTCAATTTAAAATACACAATCCTAATGCTACGGCATCTTGTGGTTGTGGAAGTAGTTTTGCAGTCTAATGGCTTATAGCGATAAAGTACTCGATCATTACGAGAACCCAAGAAATGTTGGCTCTTTTGACAAAAATGACCCAACGGTTGGGACTGGTATGGTGGGAGCTCCTGCTTGTGGCGATGTTATGAAGCTACAAATTAAAGTAGATAATGATGTTATTATAGATGCGAAATTTAAAACTTATGGATGTGGTTCAGCAATAGCATCAAGCTCACTTGTTACAGAACTATTAAAAGGTAAGACATTAACAGAAGCACAGAATATAAAAAATACAGATATTGTGGAAGAACTGGCTTTACCCCCTGTAAAAATACACTGTAGTGTTTTAGCGGAAGATGCAATTAAAGCTGCAATAAATAATTTTAAGGATAAATAATGTTATCAATATTATCAGCAGTATTAGGATTTGCTACATCAGGGCTACCTAATGTACTAAAGTTTTTTGAACAAAAGGGCGACAATGCACATGAACAAGCGATGGCCAAACTTGATATACAACGAACTATGGAAATGGCTAAAGCAGGGTTTGCCTCACAAGAAAATATTGAAGAGTTTAGAACCGATCAGGTTGAAATGGAAACGTATGCGGCAGAAAGATTGGCATTATATAAACACGATGAAAAGCACGCGCAAAACGCGTCTACTTGGGTTATTAATCTTCGTGCTAGTGTCCGCCCCATTATCACCTATATTTTTGTTACTATTCTATTGGTGGTCGACTTTGTAGGTTTATGGTGGGCTATTAGTTCTGGTCAAAACTATGTAGAAGCTATGCAAGTAGTATTTAGTAATGATGAGATGGCTATAGTCGCCTCTATCATAGGATTTTGGTTTGGGTCCAGACATTGGGACAGATAAGTGAAAATATCGGAAGAGGGCCTAGCTCTCGTAAAACACTTTGAAGGTATACATAAAAAACCTTATATCTGCCCTGCCGGGTATTGGACTGTTGGCGTTGGCCATCTTATCAGTCGGAATGCTAAGCTACCTATTGAATGGGCTAGGTCTCTATCACCTGGGGAAATAGATGAATTACTTAGAGCCGACTTACAACGCTTCGAGCTGGGAGTACTTCGTATGTTATGTCCTGTGCAACCAACACAGTCTGAGTTTGATGCTCTTGTCAGCTTTAGCTTTAATCTTGGTTTGGGATGCTTTCAACGAAGTACAGTTCGCTCAGCGTTTAAGCGCGGCGATAAAAAAAGGGCTGGCGAAGTTCTTTTAAGATATTGTAGGGCCGGCGGACGTAAACTTAAAGGACTAATTAGGCGACGATTAGCGGAACATGTTTTGCTAATGTCAAAAGGATAAAGTATGCCGTTAAGTAAGTTAAAATTTAGACCGGGTATTAGCCGTGACCGTACTAACCTAGCTCAAATGGGTGGATGGTATGATGGTGATATGATTCGTTTTAGAGGTGGATTCCCTGAAAAAATAGGGGGCTGGCAAGCAGCTACTATCACACCTTATGTAGGTGACGCAGTTAAACTCTTTGTTTATTCATTAGATACCGGTGCTGACATTGCAGGGTTAGGAACCACTAAAAAAATCTACATCCGTGCAGGTACAACTCTTTTTGATATTACTCCACTCCGAGTAACTTATACTACTTCTACTACTCCTACCTCTGATAATTGTTTTACTACCAATACCACTGTAGGTACAGAAAGCCAGGTGTCAGTGACTTTGACTGGACATGGTGCGACAACTGGAGACTATGTTACCTTTAGTGGAGCAGTTGCTGTAGGTGGGATAACAGCAGTACAACTTAATTTAGAATTTGAAGTAACAGTACTAGATAGTAATACTTTTACCATTGAGACAGCAGGGACGGCTACTTCAGTTGTTTCAGGTGGAGGTGGTACCTCTATAGTAGCAGCTTTTCAGATTAACATTGGCGCTGATACTTCAGTCGCAGGTTATGGATGGAGTGCAGGGCTATGGAGTCGAGGTACATGGGGAGGTTCATCAGTTACCCCTGCTATTGTAAATGTTAGACTTGTCTTCATGGATAACTTTAATAATGACCTTATCTTTAACTTAAATGATGAAGGACCTATTTATCATTGGACCTATGAGAACACTTTTAGTAACAGAGGGGTACTATTAAGTTCATTAAGTGGGTCTATCGCAGTACCTGCAAAAACAGAAAAGACTTTGTTTGCACCTAGTGGGCACTTATTAGCTTTAGGGGCAAGTGAATATAATACTGCGAGCACAGCAGGGGCGACTATTTCAGGATTAACAAGCGTTGGAACGGTTGCTACGGTAACTACCGGTTCAGTTCATGGGTTATCAACTAATGATTGGGTGGACTTATCTAGTCAAATACCTACAGCGTACTCAGGCACTTATCAAATTACAGTAACAACGACCTCCGCTTTTACTTATGTATTACCCGCCGCTGCTGGATCAATTACAGCGTTAGGAACGTATCAATCTGTCAGTTATACTGGTGGGGTATATAACCCAATGCTAATTAGATGGGCCGATGTGAGCGCAGATATAGGTCCTAAACCTGAAGTATGGAAGCCGGAGTTAGCCAATTCTGCTGGGTTTTTATATGTTAAAGAAGGGTCTAGAATTATTACCGCAGCTAATGTGAGGTTAGAAACTTTAGTTTGGGCAGACACTTCATTAAGTACACTGCAATTTTTAGGTACTGCTGAAGTGTTTGGTCTACAGCTTTTATCTTCCGATACTAATATTATGGGTGCTAATGCTTATGCAAGCGTAAACAATAATATGTACTGGATGGGAACTGATAACTTCTTTATGTATGACGGGCGTGTTAATGTACTTAAGTGCCCTCTCTTAAGGTACGTGTTTGAGGATATTAATAGAGAACAGTCACAACTGATATATGGTGGCACTAATAAAGAATTTAATGAAGTTATATGGTTCTATGCTTCTGGTGGGGCTACCCCCTCGCTGGTTATCGACCGCTATGTAGTTTATAATTACCGCGATGATATATGGTATTACGGACAACTTAACAGAACCACTTGGGTAGATGCTGGTATTAGTAGACATCCGTTAGCTACTTCAGGGGGTTATATATACTCCCATGAAAACGGGCCTAACAACGGGCAACCGCTAGGTGCAGCCCCACTAGCCATTAGTTCTTACATTGAATCAGCGTTTATGGATATAGCTGAGGGGGAGCAATTTATGCTCACTAAGCGGGTTATACCTGATGTAGATTTTACTGCCTCTGAAACAATTAATCCGGTTACCGGGGCAACACTTATTCCTGCAGTTGATATGGCAGTTGCCGTTACTAAGTTTCCAGGGGCAGCCACTGCTACAACCGATGTAGCGGGAACTACTTTAACACGCAATGTTATTACTGCAACATCCACTATAGACCAATATACGGACCAAGTATTTATAAGGGCAAGGGGTCGACAGTTAAGCTTTAAAATATCATCAAATACGGTAGGCACTCAATGGCAGTTAGGGGATACTAGAGTTGATGCTAAACCAGCAGGATTAAGGGGATAGTATGAAAAAGAAAATTAAAAAATTTGTAGAAGGTGGAGGGGCATTAAATTTAAGTGACGAAGTTCGTGGTAATTTAAACCTTAATACTGGTACACGGATGTCAGCTGCCAATCAAAAGTT